TGAATTCAACATGGCTACTAAGGAGTGCCCCGTCTTTGACGGGGTGCTTTCTTTAACCATCATACATATAGCAGCGTAAAAAATAAGGGCAGGAACGGAGTAATTTCCGAACCTGCCCTTTTCTTTTTCAACGAAAACGCCCACTATCAGGTGGACGAAATCTCAGCTCGACCTACACTTGGTTAGGCGAGTAAATATTTGTCACGAATTCTATATATTTTTCGTGACAAACCTTGCGAGTATCAGTGCTCGTTCTCCTCGGGGTGCGAGGATTCGTAATCAATCGTCCAATTGGACATCTCATCGAGCATCAGCATAGCAAAGCTATTCCCGTGCAGCTTGTTTACATACAAATCCTCAACGCTCATGAGGGTTTTCTTCTCATACAGCGGCAGAACTTTTGTGTCATCGTATTTGTAGAAGATATTTTTGATGATTGTGCGGCATTGCGTCCGCATGAACTCAGCCATAATGTCGTTCGTTGCAGACACAGCTTTCTTGAACTCCTTGTCTTCATCCATATGCCGCTCCAACAGCTTTTTGATTTCAGCGATGTCGTCGGAGACCACGTCGGTCTTGCCGTACTTCTTGAAGAAATTAGCAATAGACCGACGCACAGTCTTCGACACAAGGGTAATCACGGAAGCGGCAGAAAGAATAGCGCCGAGGATAGCGGCTACATTCTTCACCACTTCCATAGATTAGTCACCCGCTTCCTCGCCAGCGTCGCTGCCAGTGGAGCCTTCGCCAAACTTCTTGTTAAACTCGTTGACAGCAGCCTCAATCAGCATACGAATCTCGATGTCGGTAATGATAATGTTCTTTTCGCCCAGCATTGCAGAAGCTGCTTCAATGCACTTGTTCAGCTTTTCCTCGCCGTGCAGGTCAGTATAAATCTGCTCCACAGCCCGCACACAGGTCTTCACAACATCCTTCTTGGTCTTGTTGTCCACATACTTTGCGTACAGGTTCTTGACGGCGATGCCGACATAGCCAGCAATTGCGGTGAGGATAGTGTACAGAATGGTAGTACCATAGCTTGCAACGAACTCATTGATAATGTTGTTCATTATAAATTCCTCCATATAATTGATTTGCCCGCCACAGTTGTTACCGTGGCGGGTTTTTATTTAACCCTTCCGGACAAGGGAAAGGTCACTTCTCTTTACAGGGCTCATGATAGAGCTCTTGCCATCTTCACTCTTGTTGATAACAACACGCTCACCACTGGCCTCGCAAACGTACCAGTTCTTTGCGAGCACCCAGGAAGGGATGCTTGCGCCAGAATAGTACTTCTTGCCCGTAATCTTAACGAGGTCTCCGGCCTCAATCACAACGGGCTTGGCCGGTTCAGAAGCCTTGCCGGGAATCAGAATCTTCTGACCAACAACAATCAGGTTCGGGTTGGAGATGTTGTTATAAGCAGCCAGCTTCTGATAGGTCGTTCCATACTTGGCAGCGATTCCAGAGAGCGTATCACCGCTCTTAACAATATACACAATATCATTGGAGCCGCTGGCGGGGGTGCTGGTGTCAACCTTGCTCAATGTAGAGGCATCGACCCAGCCGTAAACACCACTGACGAAAGCGCCAGCATCATTTACAGCACGGCAATGATACGGATGCTTCCCAGCGGCATGAACAGCAGTGATTTTAGCCTTGCTTGCACCGACGGAACTACCGTTGGTTGCGTCTGCAGATGTGTAGTGCTTACCACCAGCGAATTTAACGATATCATTTACCGCAAACTCCAGAGTCGGAGTGGTGGGCTTGGGGGCAGGAGTGACGGGTTTCTTCGCATACTTGTCGTAGTACTTCTGACCAAAGCTGGCACGCTTGTTTTGAACAGCAGTACCCATGTCGGCGGGGCGCTCGAACTTCGTCAGAACCGCATTGGATGCCTCAAGGACAGTCTTTGCGTTCTTCAGTTCACTAAGTACAGACACATAAGAGCCGCTAAGCTCCTTATACAGGAAGCCAAGCTGCATCTCATAGTCACCGATGGACTTCTTGCTTGCCTTCGCATAATCAAGAAGGGCTTGCTTTCTGGAATAATACGTCCACTGTGCAAGACCGTAGCCAGCGCTGTCGTGCACGAAATTGGTGTAAGAGCCGTTATCGACGGCGGTGGTATAGGTTACGTCGGTATAACCCAGTTTCGTCTCATAGGCATTCTGGAGGTTATTAGAGCGCAGCCCAGACTCGGCATAGATGTTGCCCATCAAACCAGCAACACCGTATTCGTTACCCATCTTGTCCAGCAGATAATTCCACATGCGCTTCTCGTCGCTCTCAGAGCCCGTAGACGGCGTCCCTGTCACAGGGGTGACCGTGGGCGCGGCATGAGCTAAAGCAAGGTCACGGGCGTTTACAGGGCTCATAATGGCATTCTTACCGTCCTCGCTCTTGTTGATAACAACACGCTCACCGGACACAGAATGGACAATCCAGTTCTTAGCCTTCACCCAAGCGGGGATATTTGCGCCGGAATAATATGTAGTACCGGTAATCTTCACAATGTCGCCAGCCTTGAAAACGGTAGTAGTGGTTCCGCCTCCGCCAGTGTTGCCGCCGTCATCATTACCACCGGTTGCACCAAGGCGCTTATTAACCTCAGCAGCAATCTTACCATGACGGTTATACAGGTAATCACCGGGGCAGCTCTTGTTAGCGTAATCGCGGTGCACAGTCATGTTGCAGCCGTTCAGATGATTCACACGCTCATTCTTATTTGTAGACCAGACCAGTTTCTTGATTCCATTCCGGCGGCAAATGTCCGTTACCAGATTCAGCAGTGCTGCGTAGGCTTTGTCGTTCACCGCATAAGGGTGGTAGGTATCGGACGCGACCTCAATGGTAATCGCACGATGGTCATTAGAGGCAGAAGAGGAGCACCAGCTTCTGTCTTTTTCCTCGACATACATTCCGATGCGGCCGTCATAACCAATGCCGTAGTTGGAAGATGCCTGCCGAGTGGAAGGCGCAAAAATGGCACCGAGGGTTTCGACGGAACACTGACCGACCACACAGTGGATGGTAATGGTGTCGATTGCATGGGTTCTGTTTGGGGTTCTATTGGGCGAGATTCGAGTGTAATCCACCAGCGGACTATTTGTGTAAGCCATTATTCCTCATCTCCTTTTCCATTGGACAGTTCGGCAATCATTTCAGCAGGGAGCTGCTCATCAATGATTACTTGAGTGTCGATGATTTCTGATTTCTTACCAGCCAGACCGTTCAGCAGTCCGGCCATAGCATCTTTCAGTGCCATAGTTCATTCCTCCTTAACTTCATAAAATTGGACTTTGATATACAAAAAGAGCCCGCTTTTGCGGACTCTGAACTGCACATATATTCAGTTCGTTATTTCCAGCGGTATCGTGGTTTCTCTTCTCCGAAAAGCCAGTACCGCAAATAGTCGTCGAGCACAATTGCGACCGCTGCCAACGCTAACCATGCGACAGCAAACGGAAGACAGATTTGCCCTAAAAGATTAAACGGCATATTGGAATAATCCCATACGCCGAGTTTCAACCAGATATTCAAAATACAGCCGAAGATAAATTCAACGGCGAGAATTATAGCATCACCAATCAACATCTGTTTCCAAAATGGTGTGTCCCACGGGAGGTGTTCGTTGATTGCGCCGACAAGAAGGAATGCCACACCGCCCACAATAAACATTGACCAATGGGTTGGGTGACTTCCGACCAGCGCTCGCCATATGACCTCAACAGCAATATATAGAGCGCCGCCGATTGCAAATAAGCAAAGCGGTTTTAAGCGCTTCATCACTGACCACCAGCCTTTTGCTGCGCCAGAAGCACTTTTAGAACATCGGATTGATACGCTTCGGGAATTTCTACGCCATATACAACCGCACCAATGGCGTCGATATCTTCCATGGACTCCACATAGGCTCGCAGGGCGTTAAAGTATGAAACATGGAAGGTCTTGAAAGACGTTGCTGCGGTGATAATCGTTGTAATATCTTCGGAAGAATAAAAACGACAGAGTTCACCATCGGCATGATACGGGATTTGGGTTTCACCACTTGCAACGAGCGTCGAAAGTGTAATAAGGTTAAGCTGGTCTTGCGTCGTTAATGAGAAGTGATAGGTTCCACCATCACTCAGCGCCACATCAAAACCGGCAGTAATTACCGCGTTACAAGTGTTACTCATTTCTGAGACCTTCCTGTCTCGCACATATTCAACAGTGACTTGCTCATTTTCGTCCACGGGCGGCATATCGGGTTCGGGTGGCTCTTCTGGTTCAGTGACCTCCTCACCGGATTCCATAGCTTTGTAGAGAATGTCGTATTCCTCTTTTTCGATTCGAATGAGTGTTACTGTCTGAAAAATAATAGAGTCGGTGGTTACCGGAGCCATCCAGTCAGCACGATACAGGGCATCCAGACATTGAATATACTGAGCCTGCTCCTCATCGCAAGCAAGCAAGATGTTGTGTTTATGCTGGTATCTCCGAAACTCCCGTTGTGTCGCCACACCAACGAAATTCTTTCCATCTATCAGCTTGTAATAGTTCACCGCGTTCACCTCCTTTGACGTAATTATACTTTCTTGTAATTTTGTATCCATTGAACAGCTCGTTGTACAACTTAAACATATTCTTTCTGGCATGGTATGACTGCGCTACATACGAATGTGCTACCCAGGATTGCATAGAATTATAGACATCGTCTATTGTCATGCGCCCGGAACCAACAAGCCCAGAGAACTTTTTGAGTTTGCGGCGCATTCGCACGATTCCTGATTTTGCCATCGTCCGGACGATTTTTCCACTCGGGGTGACCCGATACCGTACCTTCATAAACGTGAACCCTCTTGACGCTTTTACAATTCGCGTTTTCTTAGTGTTGAACACAAGACCGAGTTCGTTGCAAACGGTTTGCATCCCTGCGTACAACTCATGAATGAACACCTTGTCGTTTGAAAATACCACACCATCATCCATATATCGAATGTAGTGTTTAACACCCTTGTAGTCTTTGACATAGTGGTCTAAGCGACTTGGCACAGCCAGCGCCATAACCTGTGAAATCTGGCTGCCGAGGCAAATACCCTTGGAGCGATTTCTGTCCAGAAGCATTTTCTGTTGCGCTCGTTCTACAGGGTTTTTGATATTCTTTAACGTTGACTTTTGGTATGATTTGATAATCGCCATCGTGAGTCCCTTGATGTACCTATCCTCGAAGGTGTCGTTCAAAACACGCAAACAGGTGGCGTGAGGGATGCTGTCAAAGAAACTTTTGAAGTCAAAAGTAAGCACATAGAAATCCGTACCATAATCATTGATTGCACCTTTGATATGATGCATCATTCGTTCCCGCGTAAATTCTACACCCTTGCCCTTCATGCTCGCACCATTATCGTGAATCAGGGCGTTCTTGAATCGCGGCACCAGCGCATGGTCACATAGTACACGTTGCACCATCCTGTCTTTAATCGTGATTGGTACAATGACCCTTCGCTTCCCACGCTCGTAAAGGATGATTCGCTTGATGCTGGCAAGCTCTGGCAAAGTGCCGCTCTTGAGCTGACCGCGAACATAGCTTATTTCTGAAATTGCGTTTTGCGTATAAAGCTGTACACTACCTTTCCAGCTAACTCCTACTCGGCATTTAACAAGCGCCTCGATAAAGTGCTGCGTGGTTATAACACTGTCGAAATTGTCATTATCTTTGTACTTCTCAGAGCGATAAAGAGCTTTTGCCGCCTTATCTCTGGCGATTCTCGCCTTTGCCCTCTGATACTTGTTCATATGGACTTGACTCCCTTCGGTTCGTTTTGATGTTCCTCTGTGTGGCATTTTATTGCTATTTATTTTCTTGCCACAATAATTCCGCAACGCCATTGTCCAGAAAATAGCATCTGACCACAGCTCGCTTACAGAAAGCGTTTACCCTTCCAGAATTGTACAGAATGCTGTCATAGCATACACTCCTTAAGCAGGAGTGTGTATTGTTTACTGCGTTTATCGCGCAGATGGTTATATCCTCCTTCTCGCGCATATTCCGTAAAACGAAATCATTTCGCCCTTATACATGGTTACTAAATGCGCGTGAATCAGGGGCAAACGCCATTCGCATTGGAGGCGTTGTTGTTGTTGAGGTTGCCGTTGGAGTTGACATTCCAGAAGTTCGTAGTGTTGTTAACATTCGGAGAACGCAACCACCACCAACTTGCAGCAACGCAGGATATAACCAGCCAAGCGTTACAAGAACGCTATAAGCCTTTATTATTCGAGACTGCCAAAGCGTGCCTTATCTGATTGCTGTAACGCATATAACATCTTTAGCTCTTGCGTCAATAAATCACTCCACTCGTTCATAACACGCTCGCTGTATTTCATCAGGTTGAAATAAAATACAAGACTCCGGTTCATTCGTTTGAGGCACGAAATTGACGCTGAGATATTTTTACGCCGTGCTTCATACTCGTTTTGTGTCTCTGGTATCTTTTGGTTGGCAAGTATAAGATGGTAAAACGCATTATCGACTTCTTCGATAAGAAGTTTCCCATGCGTATTGTCAAACGCCATATAAGCATTGGCAACCTTTCCATGTGTATAGCGATGCAACTCAGACATATTCTTTAGAAAGTTGGCAGCGTTAATTGAACGCCAATCTAATATCATCAATCTTTCAGTACCTTTCTGCTTTGCAACACCTCGGAGAAGAAGGCATTCGCGCTGGATTAAGGAAGCCCATTCAATCATGGAGTTGCCTGTATACTTTTGAACGTTCCACAAAACAATGAGTGGCTTTTGCAACGACATAAGCGCCCCAGCTGAACGCATGGCAACATCAGCTGTATATGCAAACTTCTCATCCCGGTTTGGAATATAATTTGTGTTGATACCCATCACGTCAAAATAGACACGGTTCATAACGGTATCTATTTCTTGACACAGCCATTTTCGTCGTCGCTTGGGTACAGCGACCGTCTTGCGCATACTGTAGTTATACAATCGCGCAAGCGTATTCTCGTACTCCCACATTGAAGTTTTTCGCTGACTTCGTAATACAGCTATTCGGCTCATCTCCTTTTATCCGAGGTTAATTTGTTGTGTACACTACAGCCATAATCGCAAAGGGTCTACGCCCATGCGAAAACTGCAAGCCTGCACATTTAACCGCAAAGGGGCAACCATCTACCGGCTGTAGCAAAATAATGAAGACCCATCTCACAGGGGCTGGCGGGCAAGCCGCCAGATACCCCTTGAGATAGGCAACCGTGGTTACAAGCTATATGACTTAGATAGAGAAGCAGGGGCAAACGCCACTCGCACCGGAGGCGCTGCTGCCGTAGTAGAGGCCGCCGGAGGAGG